TTATCTTCCATTGCTTCTTCTGTAACACTAAATCCTAAAGCGATTGTTTCGTGTGTATAACGAGCTACAAAAGACTCCTGTGCGGTATCAAAAGATATTGACGCACCTTCGTCTTTAACAGGAGCAGCAGCAAAACCTGACAACTTTAGTTCCTCTTCAAAACTTCTTTCAGAGTTTTCAGTTGTATAGATTTGCTCGTGCTCGTTCTCGTAGTTATTGTACTCTTCTCCAAACAGGGCATTAAGACCTGGAAGAAGCTGCTTGAGCTCATTTGCTCTTGATATAGCTGCCATATTATTCTCCTTATCCTATGCCTGTTGTGTTAAGTAACTGATGTCCAACATTGAACATCACCAAGACATCTGTAAAGCTGTCACCAATTTCACTATCTGGACCATCGACAAAGTCAATAATCTTTAAAGGTAGTGTGTTAGTGGTGGCTGCTGTACTTCCGTCAATAGCATTTCTGCTTGTGCCGATAGCCGTGCTGCCTGCCGTTTGCACAACTGCAACATTCTTACCAAGGTCATCTTGGTTTAAAGTTTCATCCGACTGCATTTGCATTACTATAAATGGGTCTGATGCGACATAAGCAACAATATCATCTGCTGCTGTTGAAGCAGGATAATATTGGTTTGGGGTGAATTGACCTGTTGTAGGGTCTGTGTAAGCACATCCTAAAAACACTCCAATGGGAGTACAAGCCGTAGTACCAGTATCTTTTTGGATAGTAGTATTAGGGTTATCGTCTGCCCACTTTACAAAATCTCCATAAAATATGGATGTGCCAAAAGCATTTTTAATTTTGTAGTGAGTAATTTTAGCGTTGTACGCACAAGACACTAATGAACTTACAGGTCTAGCACCGAAAGGTGTAGCTGATGAAGCCATAATTTTCTCCTTGTGTTAAAACAATTACATATCCAAGATTAAGAATCTCTACCGAATGTTGTCTTTGATTTTCTTTCAAACACTTGTTTGGTCGCCATTCTAGAATCTTGGTCTTTAAAATACACATTATCCACAGAGTCCATCTGAGTTTGAGCCATGCTACGAAAATGTTCATCTCGTGCTGCTGCTCTATCAGAAGGCATCTTGCATAACAGTTGTCCGCCTATCTCTATATTTCCTTTTTCAGCCCATTCAGACTTATAGTCCATCATCTGGACATGCAACTCAGGATGGTCTTCTGCCATGCATGGAATCCATCCCTCTCGGAACTTCTTCGATACATTAGGATTATCAGAATTACCTAAGATACTTGTTCTTATCCATCTGAAGACCCAGCCTTCTTGACTATTAGGACTAGGTAGATTTAGGGGATTTTCCCAATCTTGATTATGTTGGGTGACCTCTCGGTCTTCTGCTCCTCTCGGAGTACGCACTTGTTCAAAAGAGTCTTCAGTAGATTCTTCGTTTACTTCCGTTTTATTTTCTTCCATTTAGGACTCCTCCAATAATAATTGTTTTGCGTATTGTTCAGGGGTTACTCCAAGCTGCCGTGCTACCGCAAGCTGGTCCTTGCTCAATCGTACTTTGCGAGAACCTTTATTAGACCCGCTTGTTCTCGATGCGGGTGCAACCACATTCTGTGGCTGACGTTTTTCTTGTGTAGGTGACTCTACTGCTTCCGTTGTAGTGACACCAAAGAAACTGGGGTATTCGTTACGCATAGCTTTATCTACTTCGTTATAGTAAAGCGTAGAATCATTTTCTGGTAATACACCTTGATTGCGTAATCTTCTATCTATTGTCATAGCATAAGAAGTCATTTCTTGATGCTCTGGTACTGTACTCATAAACCAAGGATTTTTTGAAGACCATGCTTGCATATCAGGGTCTAACTGTTGTGGTTCTGGCTGTACAGGGTTATTTAACTGTTCTTGTTCTATTTGTTGAGCAAGTTGATTTTGTAAATTCTGTGAATATGAAGCAGCAGATTGTTCTGCTAAAGATGCTTTGGTTAACTCTTCTTGAGCCTGTGCCATTTTATCGCCATCACCTTCATCATAAGCTGCTTTAAATTTAGCTTGTGCGTTCAGCTTTGCCCATTGTGCATTGTTTGTTGCTTGTTGATTTAAGACTTCTCCGCCTTGCTCAACTATAGCCTGTAATCTTTGATTCTCTTGCATCAAAGATTTAAGCCTTGTTACTGCTTCTTGACTTTGACTTTCTATTTGTTGTCTTTGTCTTTTTTGTTCTTCTCTTTCATAGATAAGTTGGTCTATTCTTTTACCAGCTCTCTTAGAATAGTTTTTAATTTCCTCATCCAAAGTAGCTTCGTCTACTTCTTCAACTTCTTCTTCTTCTATTTCAGGTTCTTCAAACTCTTCAACTACCTCTACAGCAACATCATTCTCTGCTTCTTTCTGCACAGGTATTTCTGTTTTTACTCCAAAGAATTTTTCTTCTTCAGACTGAGGTACTAGATTGCCTGTACTATCAGGTTGAAATTCAGTTTCTATTTTAGTTTCTACTGTTTGCTCACTCATGCTCTAACTACTCCTGTAGGGTCTTCAACTACTGCTTCCACAGTATCGTCATTAATTAAACGAAACTCTTGACCATACATCTTCATGCGTGTGCCTGAATAAGCACGAAAGACTACCCAATCTTTTTCCTTGCACCAAGCACCGCTAGGAAACCTTCTTTCATCTTGATAACAGTCAGGACCTAATTTAATTACCATGCCACATATATTACTGACTTCTTCATCCTTAATAGTTTGATTAGCCTTTAATATACCGCCCTCAGTTTTTTGTTCTGCTACAGGCATTGCTACCAATATTCTATAGCCAGAGGGATTAGGTAATTGTTGTTTATTAGAATCAACCTCTTCAGGTGTGAGTTCTTCTTTTTTAGATTCTGCTACTACTTTTTTCATATTGCACGACTTATAGGTGTCGAGTTCCTATTGACGAGTATGTTGTTCTATCCAGTCCAACATTTCTCGTTCTGCGAGAGCTAAACCCTCGATAATACCTGATATCTTTTTATACTCCTCAAAGTCTTTTACACTTCCAGTTGCCAAGAAATCAGTATGTTCATTCATCAATGTCCGAATCCTTTGTCTTAAATATTCAGATAGTGATTGCTCATTGATATCATTATTCATTCTTATTGACATCATCGACTATATTTTTGACCATGTCAATACCAGACTTAAAGTCATCTACTGATTGCTTATTGATATCAATTTCTTTTTCTAGCAAATCGCTTGCAATTCTTTGTCCTATCTTAACTCCTTCGATAGCTTGCTCGCTTTCTATTTTTTCTCTTTCCAATTCTAATTGGTCTTCTTGTTTTTGAGCAGCTAATGTAAACCTAGCTTGGTCTCCCATAGTTTTACGTTGAACTTCAGCTTGCTTAATATCTAACTCTCTTTGTTTGGCTAGTATTAATGGGTCTTGCATTTGCTGATTAATTCTTTCTTGTTCTGCTTTCATCATTGCTGATTGAGATACTCTGGTTGAGGCTTCAGCTACAAGCTCTGATATTCTCTTCTCTACATCTGCTGGTAAAGGTTCTCCTAGTGGAGGTAACTCAATACCCATTTCTTTTTCTACTTCATCTCTATACTTCATAGTTAAGTGTTCAAGTATATAAGCAGAACCTGATGCTAAGATGCTTGGAGCATTTGGAGATTGTCCAACAAGCTTTTGTATCTCAGGATTTTCTTGAGCAGATGCCACAGTCTGTATATGTGCATCATGGTCTTGGAACTCATAAGCTTTGACTGGTTTATTGTTTATTAAGTTCTGTACTGCGGACACAGGGTCTACAGGAGGTATATCACTTTCGTCTGGAACAATATCATCTACATCTTGTATGCCTAATACATCAAGCATTTGCCTGTGCAATTCTTTCAGGTCATACATCTCAGGTGCAGATTGAGATAACTGAAACGCTGCTTGATACTGCATAATCCTTTGAGCCATAGTAGCAGCATTAGGGTCTGATACTGGCATGACATCTATTCTCTTATCAAAATCAGTAACCTTGATATCTTCTTCTTCGTCTGTTTCGTATGGATAAGATGGCTCTCCAAAATCTTTTATAACATTAACCAAGATATCAAACTCTTTACGCATAGAAGCATGAAGTCTTGCTTGTACCGCAGTCATAACTTTCATGTTCCTTTCTAATAAAGCTAGGGTAGTTCCGACAGGTGCTTGTGAGTTCATGTCTGAAACCTTCATATCAGATATGCTCGCAAACCTTCTGCCTTCTTCAACTATGTTTTGTAATAAAGAATATAAAGTTCCTGATGGTTCTTTGTAGGGTAAGAAGGTTATATTGTCCTTGATAGCACCACCAGCTATATCTACATCTCTAAATTCTCCAGGCATGATAGGTGTATCGTCACCTTTGATTCTAAGACCTCTAGCCTTTAAACCACCTGGTAGGTTAGATAATGTACCAGCATCAACTAACTGTCTAAGTAAGCTGGTAGCCGATTTAGCTAAACCACCAATCATGTGTATTAAACCAAATCCATAAAAGCCTATACCTGGTAGGTATTGATAATGTACAAAGTGTGAACGTCTTTTTCTTTGTGGGTCATCTTCGTAATAGTTTCTACGAATACTTAAAACAACACCTGAAGGATAATCTACAGTAACAACATAAGGTAATGCTATACCTGTTTGCTCACCATTTGATTCATCCTCGAAACCTTTAAGGTCTAAGTTAACCTGCATTTCTAATACAGTATGCCTTTGGTCATAGGAGTTGCTTTGCATTTCTCCTGTTAACTCATCATACTTTTCTTGTACGTCTGAATAAGTTTGGCTTCCGCTTGTTATCTCTACATCACGATAGAATCCATTGACCTGCATCTTACGAATATCATTTGATGACATACGCATAATGTGAGTTGCTCTTTCACAGGTATCTAAATCACTAGCACCATAGTTAACAACTACATCCTCTGAAGGAATGAATATACCGCTAGGTCTTCCTAGAGTTGGGTCGTAGTAAACCTTTCTAAAGGCAGAACCTGCCAAAGGTAAAGAAAACAAAAGCTTTTCAGTTTCAGTTCTGTATTCAGCCATCTCATGAGTGAGCAGATAGTTCATATAGTCTTCTACTCTTTGAGCTTGCTTTTCTTTATCGTCAGTTATCTTACCAACTATCTTGGTCTTAACTGGACCAGCAGCAGGAAATATTTCTGCTATAGCCTGTGATTGAAAACGTATTACTGCCTCAGATAACATAGGATGGAATACACCACACGCTCCATTCCAAGGCTGAGTTCGTTCTTCTATCTTTAAACCTAGCTGGTCTAAACCTTTGGTATAGGTTTCTTCCCACTCTTTTCGAGAGTCCCTATCCATATTAAACGCAGATATTAAATCAGAACCTATGTGTTCTAACTCTTTATCATCTATGAATTCTACAAGGTTACTGCCAAACTCTGATTCAGGCTTTTCTTCTTGTGGGTCAAAATCTATAACCATACCGCCATCTTCTGTGGCAATGGCTACAGAGTCTGGATTCTCTATTGCAATTTGTAGTTCCTCTTCAGGCTCTTGTTCTATCAAGCCATCAATAGGTGTAGCTGGTTTGTCTATAGCCAATGTAACTCCTCTTAGTAATAATCTGCTTTGCGATTATGTTCTAAAGGCTCATCCTCTTCATCTGAGTAAAGTGGTACAAACCCTCCTTGTCTAAATCTTAACAGAGCTTGCGTACTGCTATCAACTAAATCATCATGTTCTGCATTAGGAAATGCTGCAAACTCTTCTATAACTTCTTCACCCCATCTGGTTCGTGGACACCATACTGCTCCAGAAGCAAACAAATCAGAAACTGCATTTACTCTAGATATTTTATCGTTACCACGACTAGGTGTGTATTCTTGTACTGGTATTCCCATTGCTCGCAATTCAAATATCAAAGGCATACCAGCAGCTTTGCCCTCAACAATAAAAGCGTCAGGCTTAAATTCTTTATACTTATCCATCGCTACAACTTTGAGGTCTGGAAATTCTAATCGTTCTTTATAGGCATCCAGCAGTATTATATTAGGCACTACTGAGCCTTCTTCTTTATCTTCTTTATAAAATACACCCCAAGTCGTACAAGCTGAGTAGTCTGCTCTTTGCGACTTTAAGAATGCGGTGTCCCAAGATTGTATTATAAACTCACATTGAGGAGGTTCATTGTAGGTCCAGTCTTGCCACCACTCTCTTTTTACTAAAGCACCTTCTTCAGCAGTAGGGTCTTGCTGATATTGTGCTGACCACTTAGATGCGGGTAGTTC